TCTTTCTTGCAAGCTTTCGCGATGGGATAAGCTCGCTTTCCTTCGCGATAACATGCTAGCAATCTATCAATCTCACCCTGAACCACTGCCTCAGGCTCAACAACCTTTGTATATTCCCCTAAGGGCTCAACATCGACCAAATACTTTTCTTTTTTCCCAACCAAAGGAAAACCCACTGAAGTATTGGTCTTAATCCTGTCAATGAATTTCTTACCAGGAATGCCATTCCAATTCTCAATATCTGTTAATGGTCTAGTATCGTTCCACATTTCATGTTTAAATATGGGTAGCAATTCGGATTTGTAATCAGTAATGGCCCAGTACAACAATTCTGGACTAAACATTTTACCCGGACTAGACATATTGGCCAAACATTTTTGCCAAGGCTCCCATTGAGGCGACTCAATGGGTTTGCAATAAATATTAGGAAAATCCATAACATCCATTACATGTTCAGAAATAAGCGTGGGTTTGGCAGAAGATTTGAAAGTCGAATGCCCAATGCAAGTACCATGCCAAGATATTTGAGATCCATGTGGCATGAATCTCACAGGACTCTTATTATGCAAAGCCTTGTTGGTCATTATTGGAACGCCCATTACATTTTTCTGAAAGTTGTCAGCGGCACCGGAGAAAACGACGCCTTCTAACTCCCTTAAGAACTTGAGACCTTTCTTGTATTGTTCCAACGTGAGTGTACCCGCACAGCCCTCGCTAGTGTCAGCTTTGCCCCCCAAATGGATACCAAGTATCACTGGTTTATGCTCAGCAATGGCTGTTGCTCCGCACATACCAGCGAAGGTTGTGCCAGTATAATTCTGATACTCAAAACCATAAAAACGAGCTTTGCTATGCCCAGTTTCGCAGAATTTTGCCAAACCATTTGAACACGACACCTGGCCCTCCTTATTTCTATGTATCATTAAAAACTCACACTTAGATAGAAGACCATCGGGCAAATAACATGAAAGATCTCGGAAGGATCCGCCATTTGGTACATAGCACATTGCGATGTCAGTGTCTGGCACGAAATACGCTGCACTCTTACTTAGCACTGCAGAAAACTTTCCTCCATTTGCTTCAGGATCCGTATAGATGAAATCCACTTCGAGTTCGTCATCCACAAAATAGTGCTGTGGTAGCAAAACTAAATTCGACTTCAAAAACAAACAATTAGCAGCCATACGCCCTTCCGATGTTTTGATGGATGCATACCTCAAATTCGTAAGCAACATATTCTTCAATTGCACAGATGTTGTGTTTCTTGCCGAGTCTTGAATTGGTAATGGACGCTCCACGACTGGCGTCCACGGACTTGATTCAGAGTCTCGTTTTTCCACCTCCTTCATTGTGGTTGGATGCAATGATCCATGCGCTTCCAAGGTGCAATGCTTTTTCCGCCAAGCCTTATACACTCGTGAAATTCCATAAAGGACAGCAATAATACCTCCAGCTTTACACAAATTGCCAATGTGCCGATTACGCAAATCTTCAAACATTGGTGCAATTGTATTGCGCCTACGCAACTCTTTACGAAATTGGTGTTCGACAACGCGAACCATTGTCCGCTGGACACAACATCCACCGAATAGAGATATTGGCAAAAGTGGTTTAAACATAATTGGATCCCTATTACGGACTAAATAGCATGTGGCCCCAATTGATGTCCACAACGCAGCTGTCAATCGTACATACCGAAACTTCAATCTGCTCTGTGATCCAAGCATACAAAATTGGAAAAATCTGTCATTATTCAACCATGGTGTGGGAACCAAGGACATCCAATCCCAATGACGAGAAAACTTCCTTCCAGCACGCAATATCATATAAGCAGTAAGACTCTCAGTTGCAGTGCCCAGACCAAACAAATCGTTGGATATACGATTATAAATAGTCTGGACTGATTTCTCAATGCTATTCACAATTTCTTCTCCCCAGTGGGGATCGTAATCCTCCAGGGGATCATTAATATCA